TGCTATGCTCATTGTCCACAAGCTTGATAAGCTTGGCATGTGAATATCTATGGCCCCTAAGAAGCAAGTCATCAAACCCCGTAATGGTGGCGAGTGGACAGAGGCTAGGTATAGAAGCTTCATAACATCAGCCCTGAGGTCAGCTTCCCGTAGGTGGCCTCCTAAGTATTCAGCACTAAAGGCTGCTCTGGTAGGAAGAAAAGAAAATAAGAAGACAGGTAAGTTAGCACAGCACTACAAATGCGCTGTTTGCGTTAAAGAGTTTGTAGCTAACGATGTACAGGTAGATCATATCTATCCTGTGGTAGACCCTAAAGTTGGTTTTGTTAGTTGGGATAAGTACATTGAGAACATGTACTGTGAAGAAGTAGGCTTTCAGATATTGTGTCTGAGTTGCCATAAGGAAAAAACTCTTAGTGAGAAACTTGAAAGAAAAACGAAATGAATATTACTTGTACAACACTTGAAGAATTAGAAGACGGTGGCGCTATCGTTCAATTAGAAATGGATGAGCAATCAAAAATTGAGTTAATCAATATTGGATTTGTTTCTCTGCTTGAGAAATATGTTGAGCAGCAACAAGAGGTGAAGGCAGAAGCATATCCTTGGGAATATGACGAAGAGTATGACGAGGAAGAAGAGGAAGAGGAAGAGGAAGAGTATGCCGAAGCTCCTGACTACTCTGACTTCATTGCAGAATTACAAACCTGCTATGAATATCACATGGGTAATGATGCATCAGAAGACATCCTAAGTTCTACTGTTACATTGCTCGATCATTACATGGGTGAAGAAGAAGCCACTAAATATTTCAACAGCGTAAATCCTTGGTAACATTGAATGAACGGAGTAAAACTAATTTGGTATACTCCTGATGCGGAAATCCTTGTCGCTTATATGGCAGGGGTTTCCAACCCAGAGAATCAAGACAAAAAGAGTCGTTCACAGATAAGAGGGAGTGGTGATAACAGGTAAATTCTAGTATAACCACTATCCCTACGGGAGCATTGGCTCCCTTTTTTTATCTTTAGAACAGGAAAAACATGAATGATATTAAAACCCCTTGGTCATCTATTGGCTATATCACCTACAAGAGAACGTACTCTCGCCGCCTGAGTGAGTCTGACATCAATAGTCCAACAGAAGAATTCACCGACACCATCAAGCGTGTAGTGGATGCCACCAATGACCAACTAGGTTGCAACTTCACAGCAGAAGAACAAGAGCGATTGACGAAACACTTCCTTGAACTTAAGGGCAGTGTTGCTGGTCGCTTCTTGTGGCAGCTTGGAACTAACACAGTGGATAAGCTTGGCCTAGCCAGTCTTCAAAACTGTGCCTTCACTGTAGTGGATAAACCAGTAGAGCCATTCACTTGGGCTATGGACTTGTTGATGCTTGGCAGTGGTGTTGGTTATAATATTCAAAAGAAGAATGTGGATAAGCTTCCCCTTGTCAACGAAAACTTCAAAGCTCCCACCCGCTTGGATAGCTCTGATGCTAACTTCATTGTTCCTGATAGCCGTGAGGGCTGGGTAGCTCTGTTAGGTAAGACACTGAAGGCAGCATTCCTAGCCCACCTCAGTGGCAATCAAACCTTCACCTACAGCACACAGCTTATCCGCAGCAAGGGCGCACCCATCAAGGGCTTTGGCGGTACTGCCAGCGGCCCTGAGGACTTGGTGTGGGGCATAGGTAAGGTTAGCAATATCCTGTCCCGCCGTGCTGGTCGTAAGCTTCGGCCCGTTGATTGCTTGGACATCATGAATATCATTGGTGCTGTTGTGGTGGCTGGTAACGTGCGCCGCTCCGCTCAGATTGCTATTGGCGACCCTGATGATGTGGAATTCCTGCTGGCTAAGCGCTGGGACATGGGTAACATTCCTTCGTGGAGAGCAATGTCCAATAACAGCGTTGTCTGTAATGACATTGAAGACCTACATGAATTCTTTTGGGATGGCTACGAAGGTAAGGGAGAACCCTATGGTTTGATTAACTTGCGTTTGTCGCGTAAGATTGGTCGCTTGGGAGAGACTCAATACCCTGACCCAGAAGTGCAGGGATATAACCCATGTGCAGAGCAGAGCTTGGCTGATAAAGAAACCTGCTGCCTAGCAGAAATCTTCCTGCCTAACATCACCTCTAAAGAAGAGTTGATGGATGTAGCAACATTGCTATATCGAATTAACAAGCATAGCTTGTCCCTTCCTTGCCATCTTGAATCGACAGAAGCCATTGTGAACAAGAACATGCGTATGGGCATTGGCATCACGGGGGTACTGGAAAGCACTCCAGAGCAGCTTAGCTGGCTCAACAACACCTACACCTACCTCAGGGATTATGACGAGCAATACAGCGCTAAGAATGGCTTTAATAAATCCATCAAGCTAACCACGATTAAACCTAGTGGAACGCTGTCGCTGCTACCGGGTGTTACACCGGGATGTCATCCTGCTTATGCGCGATATATGATTAGACGTATCCGTATCAGCGCTAACCATTCGCTGGTGCAGACCTGCCGTGAGCATGGATATCCTGTTGAGTATCAGCAGAACTTTGATGGCTCTACTGATCACAGCACAGTGGTTGTGTCGTTCCCCTTCCGTCATTCTGAGGTGGCTACATTGGCTAGTCAAGTGGATGCACTGGCGCAGCTTGATACTGTGCGCTGGTTGCAGGAGAACTGGAGTGACAACAGTGTTAGCTGTACTGTGTATTACAAGAAGGAAGAGCTTCCAGATATTAAGAAGTATCTGAAGAAGTTTTACAAAGGCTCACACAAGAGCTTGTCTTTCCTGCTGCACAGTGAGCATGGCTTTAAGCAAGCACCGCTGGAGGAAATTACCAAAGAGCAATACGATGAATTGGTAGCATCCACTAGACTAATCACACAAGTTGCCGAAGCCACCATTGGCATTGACGATGAGTGTGTTACTGGCGCATGTCCAGTTAGATGATAGAGGTAGTCATATCTCCAGCCATGTTGGTTGAAGCCAGAGACAAGGCTGCTGAGATGGGACAGCTTCGCAATAGCATCATCAGGGGGGCTGGCAATATTGCTGGCTTCATTGGTGAGGCTATTGCCCAGCAAGTATTAGGTGGGAAACTATGTAACACCTACGACTATGACTTGGTTTTGGATAATGGCACTAAGATAGATGTAAAGACTAAGCAGACGGGCTATGTTCCTCTGCCTTCTTACGACTGTTCTATTGCTGCGCTGAATACCAAACAAGACTGTGACTACTACGCTTTTGTCCGTGTGAAGAATGACTTCTCTGTGGGCTGGTATCTAGGTGTGTATAATAAAGAACAGTACATGAAGGACGCTGTGTTCATGCAGAAGGGAACTATAGATTCATCTAATGGGTATACAGTTAAGAGCGATTGCTACAACATAAAGATTGACCAACTAAAGGATAAACCATGACTGAGAAAATAGAAAGATCAGCCCCTCTACGGATTCAATTTGATCAAGGTAGGAATGCCTTTTATAAGGGCTGGCTTGCTAATCAATATGAGCCTAACACTGTGCAGGGTAAGGAGTGGCAAAGGGGCTTTGACAGGGGCTACTTTGAGAACATCTTTGCATTGAAGCAAAAGGCTTAAAGCACTTGTCCTTAGCTCAGTTGGATAGAGCAACAGCCTTCTAAGCTGTAGGTCATTGGTTCAATTCCAATAGGACAAACCAGCATTAACAGAAGCCATTGTGAACAAAAACATGCAATATAGGAAACAATATGACATTTAATTTTAACTTCTTTAGTTTGCTAACACTAATATTTGTAGTGGCTAAACTGTTTGACATTATTGATTGGTCTTGGTGGGTAGTCTTCTCGCCCATTTTAGGAGTAGCAAGTCTTTTTATACTGGTTATTACTTTAGCGCTGGTGCTACCTATCAAAATATCAAGGAAATAAAGAAGGGGGCTAATGCCCCTTTCCCTATCTTCTTTCTACTAGTCCACCCTTGGCTAGCTTCTGAGTTAGCTCTCTGACCTTGTTGACATTCTTAACTTGACCAGCAGCGTCACTAGCCCAGCTTGTCCCCAATACTTTTAGCTCTTTACCTAAAGAACGTAGCAATATAGCCTTCTCTTTAGACCCCTGCTTCTCCAAGATATTACTTGTCGTGCTCAACAATTCATCAGTAAGAATAGAATCGTTTGTTCCTTTAAGAATATTTAAGTTAGTTAGTTCATTGTGATATCTCTGACCCATACCAGCTTTGGTTGAAGTGATATCAGCCTTTTCCATATAGTTATTAAAAAGACTCCTTATCTCTTTATATATCTTATTGGCAGCAACACCACCCTTCTCTGTGTAGAGGTCAGAACTCAAACTGATAATCCTATTCTTGATATTTGTTTCTTCTCTTACACGATTAATGAATCCCTTCTTATCTCCACCTTTACCAAGCAAAGATACTTTCTCAGGGTTGGCAGCGGAAAGAGTAACATCGTTAGCTGCTGATCTAACTTCTAATTGATTACCTGTACCCTTACCTTCAGGACGAAGCTTGTCCGTCTCTATAATCATATCTTCTGTTTCTTTAAAGTTAGAAGACCTTGGAAGACTAACAGGACGCACAACCCTATCAGACCCGTTGATAGACTGAGCAATAATATTTAAGTTCTTATTATCATACGCTGTGGGGGCCATGTTAATTCTCTTAAACATGTAGTCAGCGTATGGCATTTCTGTATAGACAATCTTATCCGCATTAGGCCCACCAAAAACAGGAGACTCAAAGTTTAAATTCAAATCCCTAGTGAACGATGTACCACCCACTTCCATTTCACTATGGTATTTAGTTATCTGTTGTGGGTCTAAGAATCCTGTCTTATATCTAGTAGTAGGCTCAGCCGCATACGCAGCTTTACCATGATATAGTTTTACTGGTGGAGTATCTTTGTACTCTTCTCTCAGTGCGTCTAGTTTCTTCTGTGCCTTGGTAGCCATGTCTTGAACAATACCAATGTCTTCAGCTTTAGACGGATTTATTTCTCTTCCTTCTTTGATACGGAAGTCACCCTGCACCACTGCAATAATATCCTCAACATCCGGTAGTTCTTTAACCTTGGGAAGATTAGTTAACGCATCAAAGGAATCTGTCCTAGCTTGGCGTATAGTAGCAAGCACTTGCTTTCTAACACTTGGGCCTTGTCTTGCAAAAGATGTAGCATCTAAGTCTCCTTGATTAACTTTAGATTCAGGGAGAGTAGGAATAGTTTCTCTCTCTTGCTTTACAACCGGCTTAGCTTTCTCAGGATTGTTCCAAGAGAACGGAGTATCAGGGTCGAAGTCACCAACATCTTCTCCCTGTGCTTCGTACTTCTTATACAGATCGTATTGCTTCTTCCACACAGGAACTTCTTCTTCTGGTAGTTTGACTGCCGGTGCTTCCGCTTTGGGAAGGATAGGCTCAGGAGCGTCAACAAAACGTCCTTCTTTTTCCACATCACCAAAGTATGGCCCTTCGTCTTTAACAACCTTTGAAGTAGATGTAGGCCGAAAGACAGGACGCTTGGTAGATGTAATAGATTCAATAGGTTCTACCATACTCTTACCCAAAGAAGTTTCTTTTGTTGCCTTGAGGGCAGCAGCAGTCTCTTCAATTTCCGTGCCGACTTTCTTGCCTAGCATATTGTCCATCTGCTGTAGCAAGTCACCACCAATCTTGGTTATCCCACGCTCTACAGCCTCTCCAGTTAGCTTCTTAGCTAGAAGGCCACCACCAGCATAGCCAACTACACCACCAGCAGCTTTGTTCTCACTGGGCTTTAAAATATTTTGTACTGCTGTGGCGTAGGCCAGCCCAGCCTCATAGTCCTTAGTCTCATCAAGGTCTTTACCTGTATTCTGTTTGTACAGAGCAGCGGCCTGACGCTTCACTTCAGCGGGTTTGGCTGCATACCTATTCTCTATAACACGAGCAGCCCCTAAGCCACCTTCTACGGCCTCTGCTCTAGCCATATCCACAGCAGCAGCCTTAGCTTCTCTCTGCATACTGGCAAGTGTGTTCTCCAGTGATATCTTCTGGATATCTCTATTGGTGTTCTTGTAGAAGTCAGTGCTTGTCAAAGCCTCATAAGAAGTTATTAATTGTGGTGCAAGGATTTCCTTAGCCTGTCTGTCAATAACTTTATCACCTGTAGTGGTAAACAGTTTATTAAAAGGAATATCAAGGCGAGTTATTTCTTTCTCAAAAGGAGTTGGATTAACCTTGATTGATATACCAGCAAACATCTTCAGCAAGCCAGCATCGTTGAAGGAAGCTTCAGTCTTTGTGACCGGCTGTGCCACTGGCAGTTCTTGTTTCAACACAGGAACTTTTGACATCAACACATTCTTTGCAGACGAAACAAAACCTTCTTCTCCTTGCTTGATTTCATAAGCAGAACGGGGAAGAGTTTCGTTCCTATCAACAGCACCGATAATATCGCTCACTTGCTGGAGAGGGATAAACGCTCTACCAAAGTATTGACCAGCCCACTCACCAAAGAATGTACTTACTTTCTTCTGTGCTACATCTTCACCAGTTGCTGAGGCTTGCCAATTAGATGCTGCCGTAGCAAACTGATCACCTAGCCAGTTAGTTGTACCTGCTGGCATCTTAAATCCAGTTACCGCCTCAAGCAATTCTTTAGCTTTGAATTCGCTTGTGGTTCCGCTCTCTAGCTTAACCAAGTAATCGCCTAAGGCTAGGAAAGGAGCAACAGGGAAGAAAGCTCTAGTGTCTACTAAGCTACCGTCAGTGTTCTTAGCATCGTACCACTCAGTGTCTTGATTATCTTTTCTGTATTTGTAAGCAGCATAGATTGCACCCGTGCCTACAATTCCTTTAGACAGCTTCTCCAGTCCGATCATTCTCTTATTTAGGTCTGTGCTGGCTACATCAATAGAACCAGACACAAGACCTATAGGGCTGTGTGTTGCTGTCCATTCCATAGCATTAGCCATGAAGCGAGGGAAAGGTATCAGCGTTGACCCTACAGGGCCAAGCTCTTCGATAAACTTAACTGCATGGTAAACCGGCCCTTTGGTAGGCATCTTACTAAATGTAGCGAGTAAAGCTTCATTTGTAGCATTCTTTAGAACATCCAAAGGAATGTTCTTATCTTGGGCCAGCACATCAAACATGTCTATGCCGACACGACTTAGCTGCTTCTCTACGTTAGCAGCAAAGATGGCCCTTCTAAAGAAAGCATCTTGTGCTACGTTAAAGGTATTGGCAATCTGCCCCACTCTGGACAAGCCCTGATCACCGGCTTCACCGGCAGTCTTAAGGATAAGGCTGTTCAGTGTTGGCGAACCAGCCAGCAACTTCTCTGCTACGTCAGCAGATAGGCCAGCATCAGACAGATAAGAAGCTGTCCTGAATGCATCATTCCAC